GTGATAATAAAAGTTGTGGTTGTTATATTAAAGACATAGTGAAAAATAATTTTACAAAACATAATAAAAGTAATACAAATTTATATCATGTATTAAATATGATGAAACAAAGGTGTTATAATAAAAACAATAAAAGCTATGATAGATATGGATTACGTAATATATTGGTTTGCGACGAATGGTTGGACAAAGAAAATGGTTTTATGAATTTTTATAATTGGGCAATAAACAATGGTTATGAAAAAGGTTTATCAATAGATAGAATAGATGTGAATGGAAATTACGAACCATCTAATTGTAGATGGGTTACACAATTAGAACAACAAAGAAATAGAACTAATAATAAAAAAATAACTTATAATAATCAAACTAAGACAATTAGTGAATGGTCTAACATCTTAAATATTGATGTTCATACATTAAATAAAAGAATATTTATATTAAATTGGTCAATAGAAAAATCATTAACAAAGCCTGTTAGAAAATTTAATAAATGAAAAGAACCCAAGACAAAGTCCTGGGCTTGAAATGAGATTGTGCTGAATGAATAATCCAACACAAAATTATTATACCATATTTAAAAAAAGTTGTCAAAATGATAAAATAATGTTGACAAATATGTTATAATATGTTATATTATATTTATATAAAGGAGGTTATTATGAATACAGAATTATATAATCAATTACTAGCTATAAAAAGAGAAAAAGAATTATCAACTAGAGGATTAGCTAGAGAATGTGGTTTGTCTTATGGTATGATGATTGAGTTTTTTGATAAAACGAGAATATTTAGACCATTAAGAGATACTACAATGGCAAAGATCCATAATAATTTAGGCATTTCATATGAAATTATGGAAGAATATAATAAAGAAATTTTAAAAGAAAGAGGGTAATTAGTATGTATATTTGTTATTTTAAAAACTTAATTAATGGTGAGATATTCTCTAAGGAATTCGATAGTCCTTATAAAATGAATAAGTTTTTAACAAAATGTCGTTATAGTAAAAAAATACAAAGTTTAGGATCAGTACAAAAATGGGCGTAAAACAACAAAAAGTAGGAAAAGATTTTGAATGGGATATATTAAATTACTATAACAAAAGACATTACTTTGCTTATAAATTTCCAACTGATTTTAATGGTACAGTTTGTGATATAGTTGTCGCTAAAGGTGGTTGTTGTATATTTATTGAAGCAAAGCACACAACGGATGACAGATTGTATTATAAAGGTTGTGGCATATTTAAGAAAAGAGATGAACTTGATAGATTTGTTAAAAGGACAAATAATAATGTATATATTTACATTATGTCCGATAGTATAGGCTGTTATTGGACAACTTGGATTCTCGCAAAACCTATATTCGAGAAAAAAGGATATTTAGATTTAAAAGAAGATTGTTTTAGTGCCGATTTGGAGGTGAAATAATGGCTGAATTTAAAGTAGGCGATAGAATTAAAATTAAATCTTGGGATAAAATGGTTAATGAATATGAGCTTCGTAATGGTGGTACTTATATAAAATTACCATGTTCAGGATTTAACATTGATATGCAAGAATTATGTGGAGAACTTGCAACTATAACAAATATAAATGATAAATATGTTTTTTTAAAATTTGATAACGAAGATACGTTATCAGATATAAGTTGGTCTTATTCAATTTATATGATAGAAAAAGCAGAAGAACTTCATTCATTTATAAAGGTAGATGCGGCAAACGATTATGTATGTTCATTTGCTGATATATTATCGGAGAGAATTAATAAAATAGAAAAAGAAAGGAATGAGAATGATATGAATAAAGTATTAGAATTATATGCTAAAAGAAAGAGAGAAGAAATTGATAAAAAATATAATGAGAAAGTTGAAAAAGATTATAATGATTTAGAGCTTGTAAAACAATACAACGAAATTATTAAAGACTTTGAAATCAAAATGGATGAACTATACAATAGTGAATTAAATGCTGGTGAATCAACTATTCACCAATGTTATGGATCAAGTGATTATAAATACGAGTTAAAATACGATATTAAAAATAGTATTTGTGATATTTATGACGAAGAGCGTAGTAAAGAAATCAAAGCTATTAATGATTTAGTAGAAGAAGTAGAAGCTCAATTATCTTTATCAAATGATTTAGAATATCAAAGAGAAACTTTAGAAGCATATGGTATTATTGATAAAAAATCTGGAAAGATTAAATAATGAAAATAACACTAACTAATATTATCGAAATAGAACAACCTACGGAAGATATACTTAATTATTGTAAAAAAGAACTTGTTTTTAAAAATCCTGATTATGATAAGAAAAAACGTATGGGATTTTGGACAGGTGGAATATCAAAGACAATAAGTCTTTACAATGTTTATCAAGACAAGTTATATCTTCCGATAGGTTGTTTTGAAGATATATGGAAAATAAATCCTAAAATAGAAGAATTTACTGATTATGCGGTTACTAAAACAAGAAATATTAAATCTAATATAAAATTAAGAGATTATCAAAAACCATGTGCAGAAGCACTTAAAAAGTATGTAAATGGTATATTTGTTTTACCAGCTGGAACAGGAAAAACACAAGTTGGACTTGAATGTGCTGCTTTATTAAAACAAAAAACATTATGGTTAACACATACAAAAGAATTATTGAATCAAGCTAAAGAAAGATGTGAAAATAATCTTATATGTACTACAAGTACAATAAGCGAAGGTAATTGTGATATAAGCGGTGATATAGTGTTTGCAACAGTACAAACTTTAGCTAATGTTATTGATAAAGGAAACATAAAACAAAATGAGTTTGGACTTGTAATAATTGATGAATGTCACCATTTAGCAACAAATGCTGAATCAGTTATGATGTTTGAAAAGTGTCTTAATTATTTCTCAGCTAGATATAAACTTGGCCTTACTGCGACATTACATAGAGCAGATGGACTTGAAAAAACAACTACTAAATTAATTGGTAATGTAATCTATGAATTAAAAAAGAATGATACTAAAGATAAACTTATTGGTTATTATGAAGGAAAACCTATTGTTGAAGTACCAGCTAGTATGTTTCAAGTACCAGCTCAAATAAATGTTATTCATACTAATTATGATATATTTGATAAAGATGTATATGACATTAATGGTGGAACATTAGTGTTTACTAAATTAATAACTGATTTATCAATGGATAAAGATAGAAATAAACTTATACTTGACATATTAAATAAATTAAATGGTTATACGATAATAATATCTGAACGTGTAGATCAATTACATTATCTTGATTCTAAAATATCAAGTAGTGTATGTATTGATGGTAAGACACCTAAAAAACAAAGAGAGAAAATGGTAGAAGAATTTAAAAATGGTAAACATAAAGTTTTGTTGGCAAGTTATTCTCTTGTTGCAGAGGGATTTGATGTACCAATGCTTGAAAACTTAATAATGGCTAGTCCAGTAAAAGATGAAAGACTTGTTATACAAGCAGTTGGTAGGTGTCAAAGACCTTATGAAAATAAAAAAATAGCAAACATATATGATTTAGTAGATAATGTTTCAATGCTTGAAAGATTCTTTACTAAAAGAAAGAGTGTTTATAAAAAGGAAGGGTGGAAAGTTATATAATGGAAGAAGAAATCAAAGATTTAGATAAAGAAATAGAATTTAAAAATTTTAGAGAAAAACAACAACATTACAAAAACAAACTTAAAGAAGAAAGATTTATTTGGGTTAGTACTGAACCAGGATATACTAGAAGAAATAGTGTAATGAAAGGTAGAACATATTATAAACCAAAGGAGATGAGTAAATAATGAATATATTATGGTTTTTATTAGGGATTATAGCTTGTTTTGGTTTTGAATTAATATTTGCTGTTATACTAGCTTTTAAAGAAATGCACACTAGAAAGAAACATTTTGAAGAAATGAAAAAAGCACTTGATAATATAAAAATTGAAATAACAGAAGAAAAACCTAAAAAGACAAGTACAAAGAAAACTAAAACAACAAGAAAAACTACTAAAAAAGGTGAATAATTATGGAATTTGATTCACTTTTAGATAGAATCTGGGGTTATGACTTTGAAGTTACAGCACACGATTGGTTATTAGTTTTAAAAGATTATCGTAAAAGAGAAAGAGTTGTGTTTCACAACTCTATTCCAAATGATATTCAAAACTTTATTGATACATATAATCCAATTCTTTTAGGTTATAACAACAACGGATATGATAAGTTTATATTGAAAGCTATTTTAAATGGTTATACGCCAGAAGAAGTAAAAGAAGTAAACGACTATATTATCGCTGGTGGTAATGGTTGGGAAATAGATTTAGGTTATACTAAAGTACCAACACAAGTTGATTTAATAAATTGTATTATACCTAGAAAATCTTTGAAAGAACTTGAAGGAAACCTTAGAATGAATATTACTGAAACAACTATTGATTTCAATATTAAAACAAAATGGACTAAACAAGAGTATGACGAAATGTTATATTATTGTGACCATGATGTTGATGCTTTGTTTCCAATATTCGATATGTTAATGACTAGATTCAAGTCAAAATTTATTATAGCTAAATTAGGAAAAATGGATCCTGAGTATGCACTAAGTTTAACCGATGCAAACCTTACAGCAGTTTTACTTGAAGCGGAAAGACAAGAGCATGATGATAATTTTGCTTATGTTTATCCAGAACAAGCTCAGAAAGAAAAGATACCACAAGCAGCTTTAGATTATTTTAATGATTTGATTGAACATAATGATTTAGATTATAAAGTTGAAGCGCCTTGTCTTGACTTAAAAACAATAGATTTCCAATTAGGAATTGGCGGAGGTCATGCTTTTATAAAAGAAGGTGTTTATAGTTATGATAGGGGTGATAATTTACAATGTCAGTAGATGAAGTAGATTTTTATTTAGTAGACTTAAAATCAAGATTCGATAAAATAAAGCCAAATACATATTACCTATCGTATAGTGGTGGTAAAGATAGTCATTTCCTATATTGGTTTATTAAAGAGTATTTAAAACGTGATGACATTAAAATTGTCGGTATCAATACCTATATGGAACACCAAGAGATTAGAGATAGAATACTTAAAAATAGTGATATTGTATTAAAACCTAGCTTAAAACCATTTGAAATAAAAGAAAAATATGGAATACCATGTTTTAGTAAAGAACAAGATTTTTTTATATATTACTATCAAAATGCTTTAAGAAAAGGTAAGAAACCTAGTAAAACTATTGAACAAAAAATAATGGGAACTTATGACAAAGGATTTGGTGGAATATCTAAAAAAGCTAGAGAATATGTTTTAAGTGGTAAAGCACACAAAATAACTCACTTATGTTGTTATTATCTTAAAAAGAAACCAGCACATGACTTTGAAAAAGAAAGTGGATTGAAACCTATACTTGGTATTCGTGGTGGTGAATCAGTAATGAGAAAACAACAATATAAATCTTGTTTTACTAAAAATAAAAAATTTGTACCTTTATATGATTTATCTGATGAATTATTAGATAAGATTTATAAGAAATATAATATAGAAATACCAAAAGTATATGATAAAGTATGTAGAACAGGGTGTATGGGTTGTCCTTATGGTTCGTGGATGCACGATACTGAAAAAGAACTTGAGATAATAAATGAAAATCAAAGAAAATTTGTTTGTGAATATTTTAAAGAAAGTTACGAGGTTCTTGGTATAAATACAAAAGAAGGTGATTAGAAATGAGAGTTTTAGAAAACTGGGATGTTGCCTCACTATATCCGACGTTAGTTGTACTTTATGGATATTCTAGTAGAAATCAAAAAGATGCAAAAGCATATGAAGATTTACGTAATATGCGTATCAAGGCGAAGCATGGACAATTAAGTGATGAATTTCTAAAGCCAATGAATTTAACAAACGACGATTTAAAAGGTGGTTTAAAGTTACCATTAAATGCTTATACAGGTTGTTTAAGAGCATCATTTAATGCTTTATATGACAACTTACAAGGCTTTAGTATTTGTACTACTGGACAACTTTTCATATTACAACTTATTCATGATTTACAAGAAATACCTACACTAGAAATGGTATCAGCAAATACCGACGCCGTTATGTATACTATTGAAGAAGAATACAAAGATCAAGCTCATCAAGTTCTTGATAAATGGCAAGAATTAACTGGACTTGAATTAGAAGAAGATAAGATAGTTAAAATTGTTATGCGTGATGTAAATAATTATGCAGAGATAGTCCAAACTGGAGATAATGATTACGAAGTACATTATAAAGGTGGAGAGCTAACTCGTGGTGAACATAAATTCAAATGGAATAAAGAAAAGAAAATATTTGAATACTCCTTTAAAGATAGTTTAAAAAGTAATTCATTAAGTATTGTAAGTGAAGCATTACTTAAATTCCTATTATTCAATACACCTATTGAAGATACAATAAATAATTGTAATGATATATTCCGTTTTCAAATGATTTCGCACCTTGGATCTACTTATGAAAAGTGTGTACAAGAATCTGAAAATGGTGATATAGAACTCCAAAGAAATAATCGTATTTATGCTGGTAATGTTCCACGTGGAACTATAATAAAAGTAAAAGAAGATGGTAGAAGAGATTCACTTGCGAATTGTCCACCAAATCCTATTGTTGATAATGCTAATGAATGTACAATAGCGGATATAAACAAAGAATGGTATATAGAATTTGCTCAAGAAAAAGCAAATGATTTTTTAGGAATAAAAAGATTAGAAGATTATAAAAAGGATGAATTGTTATCTCTTGCACAAGAGATGGGTTTAAATATAGATAAAAAAACAAAGAAAGAAGAACTTATAAAAATAATAAAAAATCATAAAAAAATCTTGACTAATAAATTACAATTTGATACAATTAAAGAGAAAGGAGATGAGATTGTGGCTACGAAAGCTGAATTAGAAGAAAAATTAGCAAAATCAATAGAACAAAATGAAAAATTAGTAGAAAAATTAAAAGAAAGGGATGATAATATGAATAACAATGAAACAAAAATGTATGATGAATATACAATGGCACATGTAAACTTAAACAAAAAAATAAATGAATTAAGAAAGTATATAAGATCATTAGAATTTTGTTATGATAGTGAATTACCTAGTAATTTAGGTGGTGGAGAGTATTATAGTATCGGACAATTCTATGATGCAGTTCAAGAAGGTTGTGTAAAAGTAGGTTTAGATTTTAGTTTTGAAACTATTGATATAATTAGTTTTGAAAAAGAACTTGTTAAACCTAGTGGTAAATTACCAATTCATGTAGCAACAGTTAAAACATTAGCTACATTAACTGATATTGATACAAACGCATATAAAAGCTATATTACAATAGGTCAAGGTAGTGATACTATTGATAAAGCTGTTAGTGGAGCTAGTACACTAGCATTTAGACATTGGTTCGCTAAGAATTTCTCACCAAAGGGTGCAAATGATACAGAAGATAAAGTAGATGAAACACCAAAGAGTGAAGCACCAAAAGTTCCAGTATATGTTCCTGAAACTAAGAAAGAAGAAATAAAGAAAGAAGTTGTAAAACAAGTACAACAAGAATCTAGTGATGATGAAGATATAGCTAATATTACAAACAATATTATGAAAATTAGAGAAAAAACTGGCGACCAAGGATATGGTGTTAAAACATTAGAAAAAGTTATGAGTGGTACATTAAGTTCTGCCGATTTAATGGAAATAGACATGAAGATTAGAAACAAAATGGAAAAGGTAGGACTATAATATGGCTAAGGAATGGAAATATGGAGAGAATAAAAATATTATTCTTTCCGAACCACCTAAACAAAGACTTAGAATAACTGGACACCGTATCGCAAGTGTCTTAGGACTTAATCAGTATCAATCCGAATTTGGAGCTTGGGCTGAAATAACAAAGTTAGTTAAGCTACCATTTGAAGATAATAAATATACTATCTTTGGTAAGACAGTAGAACCTAAACTTATTGATATGGTTAGAAAGAAATTTCCTAATGTGTTCAGTATTGAAGAATACTATGGAAATAATATTGATCGATATAAGTGGAATAACTTTATCGATGATAGTGATATCTTTGGTGGTATTATAGATGCGGTTGGTACGAAAGAA